TATACATACACGATTTATTTAAAAATCCGCGTTTTTTTGGATTAAAGGTTTTTAAAAGACCTGATAAACAAGAAAAAACGCTTAAAAACGTACAAAAGTTCGTAAAAACCTAAGAGGGGTTTGCAATATGGCACAAAACAAAAAGACATTGGAGCAGCAAGCAGCCGAAATCATGCGATTGGCTGAAGATAGCGGCGTACAATCGAATTATTTCTTTATTACGACGTTCAAACGCTACCAAGTGCAGCTATCTATACTTGATGACCTGGAAAAGACTATTAAAGAAGATGGTACGACAGTTACTAAAGAGTATGTCAAGGGGCGCGGCAACGTGTACAGTCATCCCGCTATTTCGGAATTCAACCGTACAACCGATAGCGCTAACAAGACCGTTGCAACGCTAATCAGAATCATAAAGAATTTCGGAATGAATGACGGCAAGACCGATCATGACCCGCTAATTGACATTATCAACGGTGGCGATGATGAAGAATAGCAAAAGCGCTAAAAATTGCAAGGCTTATCAGTTTTGCAAGGCAAACATTGATAAGGAAACAACGCCAAAGTACGTTAAATTGCAAATGCGCGAATTCATTGAGATATGCGAAGGCGAAAACACCAAATACCGTATTTCCATGGCAAAGCTAAATCAGATGGAAAACATTTTAAAGCTGCTCATAATGCCTAAAGGCTTGAAAGCTGGTCAAACGCTCTACGATTGCACTATGGGCTACCAATGGCTTTTCTACACGGCCATTCTTTGCACGGTATATTACGACAATCATAGAAAGCGGCGTTACGAAACTGGCATTCTTGAAATCTGTAGGAAGAATTTCAAAACGTACACCATTTCAACGATTTTCATAATACTTTTTCTAACCGAACCTAAATTTTCCGAGTTTTTCAGCGTTGCACCTGATGGCGCTTTGTCACGCGAAATCAAAAGCGCCTTGGAGAAAACTATTAAAAGTTCGCCATTTGTCTACAAGGAGCCTAACGGCGATTTGCGTTTCAAGCTGCTACGTGATTACTCGCTATTTAAGGCCAAAGAGACGAAATACACGCCATTGGCTTACTCTACATCCGATATGGATGGTAAATTACCCAATGCGTTCATTGCCGATGAAGTAGGGGCGTTGCCTATCAACTACCCAATTGAAGCGATGAGATCAGGGCAGTTAAACATACTCAATAAATTGGGCTTTATCATCAGCACGAAATACCCAACCATAGATAACCCGTTTGAGGATGAAGTTAAATACGCTAAACAGGTTCTAGACGGCGTGCAGCATGACGAAACGGTGTTTTCGCTGCTTTACGAGCCTGATAAAACAAAGGATTGGGAAACCGACGATCTTGTTATGCTGCAAGCTAACCCTGTTGCGCTCGAAATCCCCGAAATCTGGGAGGATTTGAAGAAAAAACGCGCTAGGGCTATCGCGGTGGAAAGCGCAAGGGAGAATTTCGTAACGAAGCATTGCAACATCATCTATCAAGGCGCTGGAACTGAAACGTACATTGACGTTAAGGACGTGCAAGCTTGCAAGGTTGCTAACATCGATTGGGCGGGGCGCGTCGTTTACCTGGGGCTAGACCTTTCGGAATCGAACGACAACACTAGCGTTTCTATGGTTGCCGTTGATGACGATAACCGAATATTAGCGGATTCTTTCGCATTCATACCAGAGGGGCGCATTGATGAAAAGACGGCATCGGAAAAAGTTAACTATTTCGAGCTGCTTAAAACAAAAAAGGTCATAGCTTGCGGCGATAAGGTCATAGATTATGCCGTCGTTGAATATTTCGTGTTGGACATTGAAAAAATTTACGGCGTAACGGTTGCCGCTATTGGCTATGATCGTTGGAACGCGCTTTCAAGCGCTCAGAAACTAGAAAGGGCGGGGCATAATTGCGTTGAAATACGCCAACATTCGAGCGTATTACACCCGCCGACAAAACTATTACGTGAAAAAATTCTATCGGGTGAATTCGAGTACACAGAAAACAGGCTACTTGAAATAAACTTTCAAAATGCAAGATGCGTGTACGATACGAACAAAAACCAGTACGTGAACAAGAAGAAATCAAAGGGCAAAGTTGACATGGTTGTATCGTTGATCAATGCGGTATACTTGCTGCAACAAGATTACTTCTTAAACCAAAGCGATTTCACCATACAGGTTATCTAAGGGGGTGAAAAGATGGGAAAGTTATCCGATTGGCTATTCATGCGGGGCGAATATGCGCCACAGGTGCGCGAAGAAACGCAAGCGGTTACACAGAACACGGCGGGACAGGTTTACAATAACACTGTTGACGATGTGCTATTGCAGGCCATTCTAAGCGGTGAAGCTATCGATCGCGAAAAAGCGATGATGATTCCCGCTGTTAGCGGGGCGGTAGACTTCATTTCCAATGCGGTTGCATCAATGCCCGTGAAACTCTACAAGTACAAAAACGGCAAGGTAGAGGAACAGGAAAAGGACACCCGCCAACGGCTTTTGAACGGCGATACTGGGGACACGCTAGACGCTTTTCAGATGAAAAAGGCTATGGTTGAAGATTATCTATTGGGCAAGGGCGGTTACTGCTACATAGAGCGTAATAGAAACGACGTTGTAGCTTTGCGTTACGTTGAGGAAATTTTCGTCATGGTCGTTAAGAACTTCCAGCCCATTTACAAGGATTTCATTATCTTAGTTTTGGGTGAAGAATACAAGCCCTGGGATTTCGTCAAGTTGCTACGCAACACCAAAGACGGCGCTAGCGGCGTTGGGCTTACTTTGGAGGTTGGCAAGGCGCTTGAAACCGCTTATAACACGATGCTTTACCAATTGAACCTGGTTTCGACGGGCGGCAACAAGAAAGGATTTCTCAAATCACAGCGCAAGTTGGGACAAGAGGAAATCAACTTGTTAAAGCAGGCATGGAATAACCTTTATTCGAGCAGCACGGAGAACGTCGTAGTTCTTAACAACGGTCTTGAATTCCAGGAAGCATCAAACACTAGCGTAGAAATGCAGCTAAACGAGTCTAAAAAGACTTTCATGGACGAGATCAACAAGATTTTTCACATTTACCCTGATGATTTCGACAGAACTTTCAAAGAAGCAATTTACCCGATTATCAAGGCGTTTGAAACGGCGCTTAACCGTGATTTGCTGCTTGAAAACGAAAAGAAATACATGTTCTTTGAGTTTGACCCTAAAGAAATCTTGCGGATGAACCAAAAAGAGCGTTTCGAATCGTACAAGATTGCTAAGGAAACGGGTTTTGCAACGCTAAACGAGATAAGGCGTTGGGAAAACATGGAATACATCGAAGGTTTGGACGTTGTTAACGTTGGATTGGGCGCGGTGCTCTACGATACCAACACCCATGAATACTACACGCCTAACACCGACACGAAAGCCCTTATGGGAACGCAAAACATGCTAGAGGGTCACGTGTTGGCGCAGGAATTCGACGCAAGCGGCAACAGCGCGGACGGCTAAGGGGGTGATAATATGCGAGTGAGAATCACAGACGATAGCGTAGAGATCGAAGGTTACGTTAACGCCATTGAGCGCAAGAGCAAACCGCTAATGTCCCGTATCGGTAGATTTGTAGAGCGCATTTGCAAGGGCGCTTTCAAGCGTGCGATTGAGCGCAACAGCGATGTTAGGCTTTTGCTCAATCACGATTGGGGGCGCGATTTGGGCGGCACGGGCGATGGTAGCTTGGAGCTGGTAGAGGATTCCATAGGACTAAAGGCCAGGGCTACCGTAACCGATAAAGACGTTATCGAAAAGGCGCGTAAAGGCGATTTGGTGGGCTGGTCTTTCGGTTTCACTGACGTTGACGTAGACACGCACGACGAAAACGGCGTTACCACCCGTGACGTTAAAGATTTGGACTTGTACGAGGTTTCCATCTTAGACCGTTCGAAGCAGCCTGCTTACGACGGTACTTTGGTTGCTGTTCGTTCTGATGACGTTGCAATCTATCACGGCGAAACGCTGGAAGATACAACGGAATCGGTGGAAATAGGCGGCGTGCAAGAAACCATCGAAGAACGCGCAGAGGAACAAGAAGAACCAGAGGAAAAAGAAGTAGATTACAGCGAGTACGAAAACATGATTAACGAGATGAAGGGAGAATGAAAAATGACTAAGGCACTTGAGGAAAAGAAGAACGATCTTATCACACGCGCTGAAAGCGTGCTGAATGCTGCTAAGGCAGAAAAGCGCGAACTTACCGAGGATGAAGCGGCAGAACTTGCGGAAATCCGCGATAACGTCCGTAAGATCATCGAGACTTTGCAGCTTGACGATGATTTCCGTAAGTTGGGCGGCATGGAGAAGAAACCAGAAGGGGGAGAGGTTGAAGTGACCGAGGAAGAGAAGAAAAAGACCGTAGAGGAACAGGAAACCCGCGCTTTCGAAGCGTACATTAGGGGCGTTGCGCTCAACGAACGTGCAGCGGGTGACGGCGCTTTGACCATGTTGGGCGGCAACGCGCTTATTCCTACCACGATTCTTAACAAGATCATCAAGAGGGTTTACGAGATTTGCCCGATTCTCGAACGTTCGAGCAAATACAATGTCAAGGGCAATCTTGATATTCCGTATTACGGCGAAGATTCCACAAATGCCGTTATGGTTGATTACCAGCAGGAATTTGTAGAGCTGACATCTAACGTTGGTACTTTTACCAGTATTCAGCTCACGGGATACCTTGCGGGTGCGCTCACTCTGGTTTCGCGTTCGCTGCTCAATTCGCAAAATTTCAACCTTACGCAGTTCATTGTCGATCATATGGCTTACGCTATCAAGCGTTGGATTGAGGGCGAATTGCTTAACGGCACCGATGGCAAAATTGAGGGTCTTTCTGGCGTTACCATTACTCAGACGGCGGCGGCAACCAATGCGTTTACCTCAGACGATCTTATCAAGCTGCATGATTCCATCATCGATGAATATCAGGGCGGCGCTATTTGGGTTATGAGCCGCCAAACGCGTACTGCTTGCCGTATGCTCAAAGATGAGATGGGGCGTTACCTGCTTCAAGACGATATCTCATTGCCGTTTGGCTCTTCGATTCTCGGCAAGCCCGTTTACGTTTCCGACAATATGCCCGAAATCGGCGCAGGCGCAACGCCTATTTATTACGGCGATATGAGCGGTCTTGCAACCAAGTGGGTCGAGGAAATGACCATTGAGGTATTGCGCGAGAAGTACGCTACTCAGCACGCTATCGGCGTTGTGGGTTGGCTTGAACTTGATTCCAAGGTCGAGAACGCGCAGAAGATCGCTAAACTCACGATGGCGGCAGAATAAATAAAAGGGGTGGAATAAATGACCACAACTAACATCAAGGCGCTGCAATCTTTTGCCTATCGTGATAACGGGGATGTTTTCTCAATCGGTTACGGTATGGTCGTTGAGGTTGATAGCACGCTTGCTAGCGGTTTCATCAGCGCGGGGCTTGCGGAAGAGTACGACGGGCCGACAGGAAGCACCACGCTAACCGCAAACGGAACTTATGACGTTACGGAATACGCTAGCGCGGTCGTTGACGTTGACGTGTTCACGGTGACTTACAACGCGAACGGCGGTACTGGCACGGTTGCGCCTGTTACCGTTGCCGCTGGAGATAGCGTAACGCTCAGCGATGGCACGGGACTTACGGCACCAGAAGGCAAGGAGTTTGCGGGATGGGCTAAGAGTTCTAGCGCACAAAGCGCAACGGTAGAAAGCCCGTACACGCCAACTGAAAGCGTGACGCTTTACGCAGTTTATACCGATGTTGTACCAGCGGGATAAAAACATTTAAGGATGTGTAACCAATGGACGAAACCACGGCAAGCGTTACCAAAGTAAGTGATATTGACGCACAGGCGGCGGCTGATTACTTGCGCATCGTTGAGCTAACCGCTAATGAGTTGGACACCTTAACGACGTTGATAAACGTTGCCAAGACGTTTATACAGAACTACACGGGGCGCACGGCTGACGAGCTGGATAGTTACCAGGATTTCGTTATCGTCGTTTACATCCTGGTACAAGATATGTGGGACAATCGCACGCTTTACGTTGACAACAACAATTTAAGTTTCGTCGTAGAGTCTATTTTGGGTATGCATTCGGTAAACCTTTTGCCGACGGTGAGCAGCAATGAATAACGCAGGGAAATATAACAGGCGCATTAGCATTTACGCTGAAACCATCGGCAAAGATGCGGCGGGATTCCCCGTAAAAACTCGGTCACTTGTTTTGCAGACTTACGCGCAAGTGAAAACCTTACGGGGAATGACGCTCATTGTAAACAACACGGATTTTGAAAAGGCTTACGTTAATTTCACTATCCGTTACCCTGTTACCGAAATCAATCGGGATATGATCATCGAATTCAGGGGCAAGACGTATACGATTGAGTACCTTAACAACGTAGACGAAGCGAACATAGAACTTGAAATTCAGGCCAAGGAAGTGACGCACTAATGGCACGTTTTCAGGTGGTGTTACCTACTAAGGAAATGGCAGAATTCCGCAAAATCCATGACAACGCAGAAGAGATTTTCGGCGAAATGGTCAAGGCGGGTGCAGAGGTTGCGCACGGAAACGTTATAGCAAACTTGCCCGATGGCATCAGGAAAAGCGCGATGATGAACAACCTTATCATTACCAAGGTTTTTAAAACGCCAACGGATGACGGCATCAATTGCAAGGTGATGTTTTCGGGTTATTTCGTTAACGAAAACGGCGTTAGAACGCCTGCCCCGCTGGTTGCCAACGTGTACGAGTACGGGCGATCTAATGCGCCTTTCCCGAAACAGCCTTTTTTGAGGAAATCATTTAACAAAGGCCAGATAGAAGCGGCGATGCTGCAAGCGCAAAGGAAAGCAAGCGGGGGACTATTGGAATGAACGAGCTAATACAGCAGATTTTCAGCGGTTTTACGGTTAACGGCGTGGAAATTCCCGTTTCGTTCATGTATTACGAGGGACACGGGGAGCCTTACGTTACCTATATGCAGTTTGACGTTGATAAATCGTACAGCGGCGATGATGAAATGCTTGGTTACGTCGATTACTACGATTTTGACGTTTACAGCAAGGGCAATTACTTGCCGATTATCGAAGCGATTAAAGCTATAATGTTCGCTAACGGGTTCGTGTGGCAGCTATCGCGTACAAGTCACGACATGTACGAAGCTGATACGGGTTATTTTCACAAGACGATTTGTTTTGCAATACCTAGACAAACAGGAGGTAATTAAAATGGCGAAAATCGGACTTAAAAATTTTATGTTCGGCATCCTTACGGAGGATAGCGACGGAGCCGCCACCTATGGAGCGGGTACGAAACCAGGAAAGGCGGTTTCGTGCAACGTCGAGATTTCGAACAACGAAGCAAAGTTGTTTGCAGATGACGCGCTAGCCGAATCTGATACTAGTTTCCAGTCTGGAACGGTGACGATGGGCATTGACCGTGACGATCTCACTACTCAGGCGGTGCTTTTGGGGCATGAGATCAACGACGGCAACATGGTACGCAACGCAAACGACGTAGCGCCTTACGTTGGACTTGGGCGTATCGTTACCATGATGGTTAACGGCGCTTACAAGTACAAGGTTGAGTTTCTTTGCAAGGTCAAGTTTAGCGAACCTTCCCAGGAAGATCAGACCAAGGGCGAGGATGTGGAATTCTCCACGGTCGAAATCGAGGGTACCGTTTCGACGCTCACTAGCGGCGATTGGAGCATTTCGCAGACTTTCGATACCTTCACGGCGGCAGATGCGTATCTCAGCGGCCTTTTCGGCAACACGCCTACTACTTACGAAATCGTGTACAATGTGAACGGCGGCACGGGTACGGCACCGACGGCGGAAACCGTGCAGGTTGGCGAATCCGTCACGTTGCCTGATGATACTGGCATGACGGCACCTAGCGATAAGACGTTTGCAGGATGGGCAAAGCGGCCTGATGCGACGGCGGCAACCTATGACGCAGATACGAGCTATACGCCTAACGACGATGTAACGCTTTATGCGGTATGGGTTGATGCGGCGTAAGAAACGATGAAACGAGGGGGGGGGCGGTAATCGTCCCCCTATAATGGAGGTTTGAAAATGGAAAACGGAAACATTACTTATAAGGGCAAGGCTTACGCGATTGTCTTTAACCTTAACGTCATGGAAGCAATACAAGAGGAATACGGTACGCTTGACGAATGGGGCGCGTTGACCGATGGCACAAGCAAGAACGGCGAACCTGACGCGAAGGCGGTCATTTTCGGTTTCCGCGAAATGATCAACGAGGGCATAGACATTGCCAACGAGGAAAACGGAACCGATGACAAGCCGCTCACTTTGAAGCAGGTAGGGCGTATCATTTCAGAGGTTGGCTTGGAAAACGCAACGGCTACCATGAACGAAACCGTTATCGAATCTACCAAGGGTGACGAAAAAAACGAGTAATCCCCGATGAGCAGGAATCGGAAATTGATTTTACCTGGTTCTACTTTATCGGGAAAACACGTTTCAAAATGGAATTCAAGGAAATTGGGCGCATGACCTTACGCAAGTTCATGCGCTTTTATCAACATTACAAAGATACTTTCGATATAGAAATGCGCCTTTACAAGTCAAACACGACTTATGCGGAAGCAGAAGCAAAGGCGATTCAATCCGAACAATGGTTTTAGTGGGGGGTGATTAAATGGCTGGTTTCGGCGGTTCTGTAAAGCTTACGGGTGAAAGCGAATATCGCAAGGCGTTACAGAACATCACCAAAGACCTTTCTAAAATGTCAAGTGCGCTGAAAACGCAAACCGCCGATTACAGCGCAAACGATAAGGCAACCACGAACACGGCGCAAAAGCAGAAGCAACTAACGCAAGCCTTGGAGCAGCAAAAGCAGAAACTTTCCCAGGCAAAGAGCACGCTAGCGCAATACACAGTTGCGATGCAGGCGCAACAGACGCGACATAACGCGCTTAACAGCGAGTATAAAAAGGCGGTTCAGGAGCTAGACCGAATCAAGGCGGCAAGCGGCGAAACGTCCGACGAGTACAAGCGGCAGGCGCAAGCGGTCGATAAGCTGGGGCAGGAGCTGGCGCAAAGCACAGCCGAACTTAACGAATCAAAGGCGGCTATGTCGGCGCTCAAAAGCGAAATCAACAGTTCGCAAAAGACGATCAGCAACACCGAAAAGGCGCTTGACGGATTGGGCAACGAAGCCCAGGAATCAGGCGAGAAAGCCAAAAAGGGCGGCGAGGGCTTTACCGTCATGAAGGGCGTTCTAGCCAACCTTGCAAGCAGCGCTATCATGTCGGCGTTAAACGGCTTGAAGAAGTTGGGCGCGGCGGTCGTTGACGTTGGAAATCAGGCGATTGACAGTTACGCAAACTATGAGCAGCTTGTAGGCGGCGTTGAAACGCTTTTCAAGGATTCAGCGCCTATTGTGGAGAAATACGCTAACAACGCCTTTAAAACGGCTGGGATGAGCGCAAACGAGTACATGGAAACCGCTACTAGCTTCTCAGCTTCATTGTTGCAGGGCTTGGGCGGCGATACGGCTAAAGCGGCTGAATATGCGGACAAGGCAATTACGGACATGTCGGATAACGCTAACAAGATGGGAACCGACATTTCCATGATTCAGAACGCTTACCAGGGTTTCGCAAAGCAGAATTACACCATGCTTGACAACCTGAAACTAGGCTACGGCGGCACGCAAGAGGAAATGGCGCGGCTTATCAACGATTCGGGCGTTTTGGGCGATAGCATGGAAGTAACCGCCGAGACGGTGAAAGACGTTTCGTTTGACAAGATGATTGAAGCTATCCACGTCGTGCAAACTGAAATGGGCATCACTGGCACCACAGCCAAGGAAGCGGCTGAAACGCTGGAAGGTTCGCAAAAGGCTATGCAAGGCTCATGGCAAAACCTCATGACGGGCATAGCAGACGAGAACCAGAAGCTAGCGCCTTTGTTCGGTAATTTCGTTAGCTCTATCGGTACGTATTTGGGAAACCTGATACCGCGAATCTCCGAAGTGCTAAAGGGAATGACCGACGGCATCAAGCTTGCCGTATCTCAGCTTTTCCCGCAGATTTATAGCATGATAGATACCTATTTGCCTGAACTTGTAGCAAACGGAACAAAGCTTATTTCGTCTATTGTGCAAGGATTGGTGCAGGCTATCCCGCTTTTAGTGCAAGGGCTTATGGTTGGCGTTACCACGATCATAAGCACGTTGGGCGCGGAAATACCGAACATAGTAAATACCGTTATTCAGGTAGTACCGCAAATTATAGAGCAGCTAATGGCTAACTTGCCATTGTTCATACAGGGATGCATTACGTTTCTTAACGGCATCGTGCAGGCGTTGCCAACGGTGATACAGAACCTTGTAGCGGCTATTCCTTTGGTCGTAACGTCTATAGTCGATGGGCTTATCAGCGGAATTGACGCGCTTGTAACGGGCGCGGTAACTTTCCTCAATGCCATAGTTGACGCTATCCCGCTCGTTATTCCCGTGATTGTCGAAGCGTTGCCGACGATCATTAACACGGTAGTTAACGGGTTGGTTAAGGCGTTGCCGCAGGTTTTGCAGGGAGCTATCAAGCTGCTTAACGGCATCATCAAGGCCATACCGCAAATTATACCGCCATTGGTGGCGGCGTTGCCGCAAATAATCACGTCTATAATCACGACGTTAACGAGCAATATACCGCTAATCGTTGATGCGGGAGTGCAGCTCTTAACGGCGTTGGTGCAGAACATGCCAGCTATTTTAGCGGGTGTTGCCCAGGCAATACCGCAGATCATCACGTCCGTTTTTGATGCAATTGTTACGGGTGTACCTCAGATAGCGCAAGCAGGCGTGCAGCTCATTCAAGGTTTGTGGGAAGGCATAACGAGCATGGGCGATTGGCTGATAGGGCAGATCAGCGGCTTTGCTTCTAGCATCGTTGACGGCTTTTGCAGCTTCTTGGGCATCAATTCGCCAAGTACCGTTATGCGCGATAGGGTAGGAAAGAACTTAGCCGATGGCGTTGGACAAGGTTTCACCGACGAAATGGGCGCGGTTTCCGCGCAGATGGCGCAAGAGGGCAGCGCAACGGTTGACCAGCTTTCAAAGGGCATGGGAAACAGGCAATCTAGCGTAACCAAGACGGCAAAGCAGCTTGCAACAGCCATCGTAAAGACTTTCAACGCATCCAAGGCGCAATTTGCCAACGTGGGCAAGCAGGTTTCAACGCAGATAGCCAACGGCGTTAGAACGGCATCAAGCCAGGTGCAGACGCTTGTTAAGAGTATGGTTAACGCCATCAACAACGCTTTCAAGAGTTCTAACGCAAGTTTTACGGCGGCGGGTAAATCAATAGCGGTCAACGTCGCAAGTGGAATCAAGAGCGGTCAGGCATCGGCAACCAGCGCGGCTAAGGCGGTTGCAAACGCCATTGCAGCGGCTATCAAGGCGCAAGTATCGCCGATGCGCACGGCTGGAAAGAACCTCATCACCCAGCTTGCAAGCGGCATGAAAAGCGGTCAAGCCACGGCAACCAGCGCGGCAAAGGCCATAGCAAACGCGATTGCAACGGCTTTCAGGTCTACCGTTTCCACAATGCGCACAATAGGCGCTAGCATGTCTAGCAGCCTTGCAAGCGGCATCAGAAGCGGTCAAGGCAACGTTACAAGCGCGGCGCGTAGCGTTGCATCGGCGGCGGGTAGCGCGGCGGGTGGCTACGTTAGCGCATGGCGTACCGCAGGCGTGAACATGGCGCTAGGTATGCGAAGCGGTTTCCTTTCGCAAGAGGGCGCAATTAGCGCGGCTGTTAACGCTATGGTTGACCGTATCACGGCTAGAGCAAGATCACGAATGAGGATTTCGTCACCGTCTAAAGTGTGGGCTGAAATCGGCGGCTACATGGCCGAGGGTATGGGCGTTGGCTTTACCGATGGCATGGGCGATACCAACAAAACCATGCTTTCGTCAATGGATGACATGTTTAACGGCGTGCTTGACTTCTGGGGCATTTCGTCACCATCCAAGAAGATGAAAGACAAGGTAGGAAAGCAGCTCGTTAACGGCATCAAGGCGGGAATAACCGCCAACCAGAAAACGGCGGTTAACGCTTTCAAGACGCTTCAAAAAGCCATGTTGGGCGCGGTGGGTGCGTCTGATTATTCGGCAACGGCCAAGAATCTGATAAAGGCTTTTGATAAATCTATAAGCGATTCAATCAAGCAAAGCCAAAACCAAGCTAAACAGAGCTGGGAAAACTGGTATAACGCGCAAGTCAAGGCCAACGATAACGCGCAGAAGAAGTTGCAAAAGAAAATCAAGGCAACGAGCAACAAGAATGCAAAGGCCAATTTGCAAAAGCAGCTAGACACGCTTAAAGAGCAGAAAAAGACGCTTACGAGCCAATACAAGACCTTGGGCAAGGACGTTTTAAAGGCATACAACACGGCTATAAACGATGCCACGAAGGGCGTAACCGATTCGCTTTCGAAGAACCTTCAATCTATCGCCGACGCAATGCAAGAGCGCATGGATGAGGTTAACAAGCTTATAGACGATATGAGCGGAAAGCTAAAGGGTTACGGCGATCTCTTCACCATCGATGACAAGGGCATCATTGAGCTAGAGGATTTGAACCAGCAAACCAAGAACATCAACCAATACGGCAAGAACCTAGAAGCGCTGAAAGGCAAGATTTCGGGTTCGCTCATGGATGCTATAACGTCTTTGGGCATCGAAGAAGGCTTGTCGTTTACTAACAAGCTTCTTAACATCAGCGCCGACGAGCTGAAAGCATACGACAAGGCTTATACCGCCAAGGTGAACGCTGCTAACAACGTAGCTAGCAAGTTCTACCGTGAGCAGGTGCAGAAAATCAAAGACGATTACACGACGAATGTAACGAAAGCCCTAAACGATGCAAAAAAGCAGATAGAAACTATCGGAAAGCAGACGATGCAGGGCTTTATAAAGGGCATGAAATCCGTTAACTGGGCTAAGGACGTTAAGAGCATCGCTAACAGCATCGTTGATAGCTTCAAGAAGCAATTGAAGATCAAAAGCCCTTCACGGGTTTTCATGAGCCTTGGAGAGTACAGCGGCGAGGGCTACACAATTGGCCTAGCGGACGAGCTAAAGGGCGTTTCTGGCATCATGGCGGCGGCTATGCCCGATAAGATGGGGACGGGCGCGGCTTCTATTGCTCAGAATCCCGCCATTATGACGGCATCGGACATGATGACACCTGATAAAATGGTATCGGCATTCAAAGAAGCGCTAATGCAGGTGAAAATAGAACTTGACAATGACGAAATGGGGCGTTTCGTGGACAAGACCGTAACGCGATTGGTCTATAACTAGGGGGTGAGGTCATGAATTACGTAGAATTGAACGGCGTTAAATCTAACACTATCAAGGGGTTGATGATTCAGGCTTTGCCCCCCATTTCTAAGCCGCTCATGCGTACTGAAATCGAGCAGATAGACGGGCGGGACGGCGATATAGTAACCAATTTGGGTTATGCGGCCTATGACCGTGAAATGACCATAGGCTTATACGCTGGTTATGACATTGACGCAATTATTAGCTATTTTGATTCAAGCGGCACGGTCGTTTTCAGCGATGAACCAGACAAGTATTACAACTATCAGATTTACCAGCAAATAGACTTTGAAAAGCTGTTGCGTTTCCGCACGGCAAACGTCGTTTTCCACGTGCAGCCCTTCAAGTATTCGGCGGTGGGCGATGACGTTTACTATTCGGCTGAGAAATACCAGGGTTTGCCCAATACTACCATTACGAAAAACGGCGTGACGGTTGCAGCAAACGACGGGGAAATAACGATCAGCGGCACGGCTAGCGCTTACGCTGAAATCTATCTACCTATTAACCCGATAACGCTTAATCCAGGGAGCTACACGCTAAACCTAACGGCAGACGGAACGGGCGCGGCGGCTTGTCCAACCAGGCTTATAGGTAGCGTACCGTCAAACGCTGATTCTTTCAGCGGCAACTATGTATCGCTAAACGATGATGCGACGGTAACGGCTACGGACACGCTCACGGCGGCTGAAACGTACAATTACCTTTGGTTTTACATTTCACCTAATACCGCTATTGATTTGACGCTATCGGTTAACTTGTTTGGTGAAAGCGCCGATAGCGTTAACCTGGTCAACATGGGCAACGTGAATGCAAAGCCAACGGTTACGGTAACGGGTAGCGGTACAGTTGTTCTAGAGGTCAACGGCAACGAGGTTTTGACGTTGAGCCTTGGTGAATCTGAGCAGATCACCATAGATGCGGCGGCTATGAACGCCTATAGCGGCGATGTGCTCATGAACCGCGCTGTTACGGGCGATTATGCGGCGCTTGCGCTCGTTCCTGGGGCTAACGTGCTTTCTTGGAGCGGTTCGGTTACGTCAATTGAAGTTACGAAAATATCACGTTGGATATAGGAGGACTTTTCATGCAAGTTTGGGATGATAGATATGTAACCATGACCAGGGGCGATACAATGTCATTTGGCATAGAGATAGAGGGGCTAGATCAGGATTTGGAAACGGCTTTTTTCACGTGCAAGAAGAACCACGGCGAAGCGCCCATGTTTCAAAAATCGCTAGGGAACGGCATCACCAAGCAGGAAACAAATAAATACGTTGTCAGGATTGCGCCAGAAGATACCGAGAATCTGCAACCAGGAAAATACTTCTACGACCTGGAAATTGGCGCTAACGGCGATAGGTTCACCATTCTAAAGGGCGTTCTAGAGCTAGAGCGCGACGTTACATATTAAGGAGGTCATGACATGAAGGTTAGTACCAGTTTCGGAACCGTTAAAGTTGTCATGCTCAAAGGTGAAAAGGGCGATAAATTCCAGTTCGAGGATTACACGCCCGAAGAATTGGAAAGCTTGCGCGGTGAAAAAGGCGATGCTTTCACTTACGAGGATTTCACCGAAGAACAGCTAGAGGGTTTACGATCTGAGGTTGCATCTGCTTATTATCGCAAGGTTGACGCAACATACTACACTATCGGCGATAACACCGAAACGATAGCCATTCCCATTGAGGGTTATAACGATTCGGATATGCTTTTTGTAGACGTTGAAGGGCTAGCGCTAACTGAAGGCGTGGATTACACCATCGAGGGAAGCAGCATAGTTTTAACTGAGCCTATAACGCACAATTACACGGCTGTTAACTTTCGCGCATTGCGTGCGTTCGCCATTACCACGGAAGACTACGATAGCTTTATAGGTGATTTGACAAGCGATTTAGACAGTTACGTAGATGAATGGCTTACTGAACATCCTGAAGCTACAACAACGGTACAAGACGGCACGATTACGGATGCTAAATTAGCGCAAGTAGGCGGGGTGCTTTCAAAAGTGAACGACTTTTCGACGCTTTCAGCGCATGACATGCTTGGGGGCGTTGCATTCGAGCAAGGTTCGCTCAATCCAAGCACGGGCGCCGACATGTCATCAACAACCCGCATTAGATGCGGATACATCCCGCTTGAAAATGTAACGTCGTTTTCAATCAGCGTTGAGAGCGGTTATCAATATATAGTTGATTGGTTCGATAGCAGCAAAAACACGCTATATGGTTTCAACGATCATGGAACGTGGCAAACGGCTAACAAGACGTATGACGCAAGCAAATTTGGAAATGCGGCGTATATCAGGTTTTTATTTGCAAAAGCGGATGGCTCTAATATACAGGCAAGCGAAGCATCGAATCTTCACGTATCGTATACGGATGCATTTACCACGTTGAGCGGCCTTGTAGAAAAAAGCCATATCGTAAATGGAGAATCGTTTAGCTGGCAAAGCGGCACGATACAAAGCGGTATGCCGTCACCTGGTAATGCTCGTATCAGGTCTGAAAAAATACCGATGGGCAAAGGTTCTGTTATCAATGTCAATTCTGGCACGACTTCACCATATAAGCAGATCATCGCTCATTATTACGATGCGTTTAATGGTTCGTACCTTGGTCAAAGCACGGGATGGACGAGGGAGCCTATAATCGTACCGTATGATTGCGATGTGATTATCCTTGTCAGCAACACAAGCGGAACGGAAATCACAGATGACCAAAAAAGCACATATGCGGCGGCGGTCACGGTTCAAAGGTCGTTGTTGCTTAAAAGCGACGGGAACCAATATGTATCAGATGGCTTTATATGCACTTCTGCATCATCGTATTTTGAGCCGATTGGTACAAATGGCGGCGTGTGGTGCAAGTTCAATACGCTTTGGATTAGAGGTTCGTTAAACAAGGATATTACATGGGCAAATGTGCTTTCTGGTAACAAGGGGACTTCACCCGCTGGCGTTTCCGATTGCCTGTATATTCCCCATAACAACAGCTTGGTATACGATATTGACGCTAGCGCAATTGCGATAGTTGCAAGCGATTCGAGAAAGGCATATTCCCAAATACCGTTGCTTATCGTAGGCACTAGCGGAACAGGGGAATCTATTCTAGGCGGCAAGCTATATCATATGTTTGTCGAATATGAAGCGAACAAGAGCGCTGTAACGCAAACGGTTACAAATGCGCTTGATTACGCTTTGGCTATCGGTGCATCTGATGAAACGGAGCAGTTCATCTATTTTACAGACCCGCATTTAATGGGTTCGGCTAACGATACGTCAAGTTTCTTAACGGCTTTCAACAAGTATATTGAAGCGATGGAAGCGTATTTTGCAAGCACACCAACAACGTTTGTCATGTGCGGTGGCGATTGGCTCAACAGCGGCGATAATCCAAATACGGCAAAGTTCAAACTGGGGTTTGCTTGCGGAAGGTGCAAGCAGCTAGGCAAGTATTACGGCGTTGTTGGCAACCACGATACTAATTACCTGGGCGTTGACGAAAACGGAACCGCTAACAGCGGAACATTATCAAACGAGACTATATCTAGCGTAATGTTCGGCAGCGAGCACGCAAACTACTATTCGTTTGACGGTGCGCATACCAGGTTCTACGTATTCGATAGCGGCACCGATTGGGATACATCCATGACAGAATACAGATGGGAGCAAGTAGCATGGTTTGCTAATGCGCTGCTTGAAGATGACAAGCCACATTCTGCTATTTCGATTCATATATGGTATACCAATTACAATGACCCGACAGCAGACACGATTTCAGCACTAGCAACCAACATAGCAAGCGTTATTGCAGCATATAACGAACGAACATCGGTTACGCTGAATGGTGCGACATACAATTATGTATCTAGTACAGGTCATGTAGAGTTCATCATATGCGGCCATACGCATTTCGATAAATCAGGTTCAAGCGGTAGCGTTCCCGTTGTAAATACGCTTAACATGCAAAACGGTAGTACACCATCGTTCGATCTCGTGTATGTTGACTATGAAAGCAGGCAGCTTTACACGGTTCGCGTTGGCACGGGTAGCGATAGGGTTTTCGATTTGGATGTGACTTCATGATGATTCGCGTTTTTGGTGCAACAGATAAAACCTTTTCGAGCAATGGGGACGTTGTTTTACGTCCCCTCAAAGCCAAACTGCATAAGGTAGACAACGGGGACTATTATCTAGACTTGGAAACAAGCTTAGATTACCTAGATAACATCATTGCAAATAACATCGTTGTAGCGGACACGCCACAGGGGGCGCAAGCTTTCAGGTTGACCAATCCCGAAAGGCAAAAGAACAAAATCAAGGCCAGGGCTTACCATGTTTTCTACGATTCGAAAAACTATCTGATTCAAGATTCTTACGTGGTAGATAAAGATTGCAACGATGCCCTAGATCACCTTAACAGCGCAACCGAACCGCAAAGCCCGTTCACGACCATTTCAGACGTTGCAACGGTCGATAGTTATAGATGCGTGCGCGATTCGCTCTACAATGCCGTTTTAACGGTTGTTGAGCGCTGGGGCGGTCATTTGGTCAGGGATAATTTCAACATCGAAATACGGGGTGCTACGGGCGCTGACAACGGCGTTACCGTTCAGTATGCAAAGAACCTGAAAGACATAACTTGTTCTGAAAACTGGGATAACGTCGTTACCCAGCTTCTGCCAGTTGGGCAAAACGGCATCATGCTAAATGCGGTTGATTCTGACGCTGACGTGTACGTGTATTCAGACGTTCAATACTCTATACCGTACACGAAAACCGTTTCTTTCGAGCAGAACCTAGACCAAGAGGAATACGCAGACGAAGCAGCATACACGGCGGCGCTGGTCGATGACCTTTTAGAGCAGGCGCAAGCATACGTTAACGCTAACAGCGTTCCCCAGGTCAATTACACGCTAAAGGCGAATCTTGAAAAGATCACTGACATTGGCGATACGGTACAGGTTATAGATTCGCGCTTGGGCTTGAACATTCTAACGAACGTCATTTCATACGATTACGATTGCATTCTAGGCAAGTACACCGAAATAGAGTTTGGCAACTTCAAGCAAACCATTTCAGGGCTAGCGGGGAGCATTACCAACACCATTAACACGACCGTTACCGACAAGGTTAACAATGTTCAGGCGGTTCTATCGCAAGAGCTGCAAGACGCAACGGAACAAATCATCGGTTCTATCGGTGATTCGTTCGTGATCTACGACGGCAACCAGATACTAGTTTTAGACCAGTTGCCAAAGGAAAACGCTGTTAACGTGATGCGCATAAACAGCGGCGGCATAGGCTTTTCGCAGACGGGCATAAACGGCACTTTTAACAGCGCTTGGACTATCGACGGAACGCTAAACATGCAGGCTATAAACGTTATCAACTTGACGGCAAGCCTTATCAAGGGCGGCACATTGAAGATTGGCACGCAAGCCAATACAAGCGGCGTTATAGAGGTATTCGACAACGAGAACAACCTTATTTGCCAGCTTGACGATAACGGAATCAAGGCGTTTGCAAACGACGGTTCATATATCCTCATGAACGGCGAAATCGGGTTTGCGGGATACGATAAGAACGATTCGCCCTTGTTTTTGGTCAACGGCGATGAATTCCATCAGCGGAAAAGCGTAGTAGAGGAAGAAATCACGCTTTGCGGAAAGGTGCGGTTTATCCCGATCACGACAAACGACAATGACGGCATTGGCCTTGTTTCGAGCGCTACGGGGGTGACGAAATGGCTTTAACAAAAACAATCACTTTCGGGCAATCGGGTACACGGCCTTACGGCGTTCTGACAGTCACCGAAACGGCAACGAGCGTTAGCGCCAACACTTCGACGCTATCTATTAAACTTGTCTTGAAGCGGCCTAGCAATATTTCTTCGACGGCTAGCAAATCGGCATCGGTGACGGTCAACGGCACCAATTGGACTTGGAACGGCTCTATTGGCGGGAGCGGCGATAAGACGCTTATTAACAAGACTTTGACCGTAAAGCACAATACGGACGGCACGAAAACTATCAATCTAGCGGCATCGATTCGGCTTGATATCTCATGGAGCGGCACGCAACTTGGCACTATTAGCGGTAGCGGCACGATGGCGCTAACGACGATTCAGCAGCGCTCAAGCATCACGCAAAGCCTATCTAGTAGGACTGAAACGACGGCGGTTATACGCTATACGTGCGATCTGACAATAGATTACCTTTGGTTTTCCATTAACAACGGTAGCACATGGACGGGGCTTAACGTCGCAGACGGGACAAGCGGCACATACACGATCAGCGGCCTTTCAGCTAATACCACGTATCAGATTAAAACAAGGGTACGCAACAAGGCATCACAGCTAACGACCGATTCAAGCGCTTTGAGCGTCACGACGTACAATTGGCCTTATGCAACCACGATGCCAGATTTCACAATTGGCGAAAAGGTAACGATAAAGTTCTACAATCCCCTGGGGCGCTCGTTCACGTTTTACGTTGTAGCGAACGGCACGACGATTGCGAACAATTGGACGGTTTCAGGCACTTCATATAGCGGCATCAACGCTACCAGTTCGCAAAACCAGCTATACGCAACCATTCCCAATGCCAAGAGCGCAACATACCAGATTCGATGTGTTTACAACGGCAATGCAGTTGTAAAGACGGGCGGCACGTATTCCGTTGATGCGGCGGCGTGCAAGCCCAGCATTGGTGGCGGCTCGTATGCGGACGTTAACAGCGCAACGACGGCTATAACGGGCAATAATCAGTTGATCATACAGAACAAGTCAACGGTTCGATACACGGCAACGGGGCTAGCGGCTCAGAAATCCGCAACGGTTGCGGGTGTTTCGGTAAAAGTCAATGGAAATACTTACAGCTTGACGGTTAGCGGAAGCACAGCCACGGGCGGCAATGCCGTAATCAATTCGGGTAACGACGTTGACGCTGTTATAACCGTCACCGATTCCAGGGGCTTGACGGCATCCAAGACGATCAGCGTTAGCATGTTGGCGCTTTGGACACCAAGCGCGGTTATCACGCTCGAAAGGCAGAACAATTTCTATACGGCAACGAATATAAACGTTGATGCTCGTTACGCATCCGTAAACGGCACCAACACCATCAGCATTAGTTACAGTTGCACGAAAGACGGCGATAGTTCAGCCACGGTAACGGGGACGCTGCAAGACAACGTGCAATCTACTATACAGCTAGATAACGCTTACGGTTGGGCGGTAAAGGTCACGCTAACTGACAGGTTCGGCATGACTACGAGCTATAACCTTTACGTTTCGCGTGGTATGCCTATCATCTTCTTTGACCGTGCTTTGTCATCGGTAGGCGTGAACTGTTTCCCAGTTGATGAGGAAAGCCTAGAGGTAAAAGGCAAGAACATTTTCGATGCGCTTTTCTTCAAGTCTGGGGACGTGCTAACGATAACCAATTTGCAGGTTGTGGGCATGACAACGAGCAACAATACATCGTTGCGCTTTTCCGTTGTATTGCCCAAAAACATCAACAATCTATCCGTTTCGTGTACTACTATGAAATTGAACGTAAGAAATGCGGACGGAGGTTACACGCTTTCGCAGGCTTTCGTTTCGGGAGGTTACAACGTGCTCACGGATAGCACCATCACGGTTAGCATTTCTGAACCTATGGACAATGCGTTAACATTCCAGCTCACGAAAACTAGCGCTTATAATGGCACCAACAACACGCCTGAAACGGTCAGTATTGAAACTATGGTTTTGGAGTTCGATTAGGAGGGGTGATCATGGAGGAATTGATAATTACCGTGATAGTTTCCGTATTCGCTTCTAGCGGCTTTTGGGCTTTCATGCTTGGGATGTACGAGCGCAAGCGGAAATGCGAATCAGCAGAGGACAGGGCTTTAAAGGCGCTGCTACATGATAGGGTATTCGATATAAGCAAGCAGCTAATAAAGCGCGGCTCAGTTACAACGGAAGAATACGACAATCTGAAATACCTTTACGAACCATATCAAGAGTTGGGCGGCAACGGGACATGCCAACGGCTCAAGACGGAAGTTGACAAGTTGCCGATTATCGAGCAGGAAACGCGATAAATACAGGGTATATATGCCCTTTGAAAGCAAAACGGCACCTTAGAACGGCTTACAGCAATCCATCTACCAGGGCAAACGCAAACGGCATTTTGTGAAGGGTTTATGTAGGTATAGACTAATATATAATTTTGGGCTTTCCCCTTTCTGTATAGGTATATAATTACATCGTCGGAAAGAGAGAGAAAGGAAACCCGAAATGACGAAGCAAATGCCAAAATACATGATCGAAAAAATTAATCGCATGAACAAGCTTATGCAGCAAGTTTGCGAATTGAATTCGGAACTTGAAACCTGGTTGGAAGAAAACGACGTAACATGTGACGGCTTCGATTTCACGTATGATTACAGGGAATCGCGGGGATATGAAATTTACGATCTTGACGGATTTGTAAAAGAAGTTAACGAAAACCTGGCATAAACGAAAACCCTTCAAACGAGGGGTTAATTTTTTGCCTACGTGGACAAAATTTTGTCCGCATTTTGCCCACGTGGACACAGGTTAAAGGCGGTTAAATTAGATTACATTAGATTATGTTAGATTATCGGCGCTGCATTATAAAGCCTTGTACAGCAAGAAACCCCGCTTGATTTGGCGGGGTTTTTTCTTCATTAGTTTTTGCATTCACTATTACATAATAGCGAGGATTTAAAGTGGGAAGGTTGTTAAAACGTTGATACGGCGCGGCCTAGTGTATGCGTGGGCTTGCCGTTGACCTTCATTTGTCCACGTTTTGCCCACGTTTTATTTTTGTCCACGAACAAGCCTTTCGAATGTGTCCACGGCTTGATTTTGCATGTTTTCGGTATCATGTACGTAAGTTTGCATAGTCGTTTGCGCCAATTCATGACCAAGACGCGCTTGGAGGTTCTTAACGTTAACCCCGTTTTCTGCAAGCAAGGTTGCGTGAGTGTGTCTTAGGCTATGAAAATTGAACTTGATACCCAATTCCTGATTGATCGTTCTAGCGGCGTGCATGAACCGCGAATTTGTCATGTGTCTACCATCTTCGGAAACGCACACAAGGCCAACGGTGTCTGTTTCGGCTGGGATGATCTCTATTAGCTTTTCCTCGAAAGTATCCACTAATGAGCGTGTAGTGTAACGCGCTGAATATTCCCCATACAAGAGACGGTTTTTCTTTTGGTTCTTTAATTCGGCTTTCAGCTCGTTTACCAGCGTTTCACCGATTCTTATAACACGTGTACCCGCATTCGATTTTGGCGGTGCGAAACACCATTTAACAGGGTCTTGGTTCTTCTTGTAGCGTAGCAATTGCCTATCTACCGTGATTGTTCCAGCTTCTAGGTCGATTCTATCCCATGTTAACCCTAGAACTTCTGAAATCCGCATTCCCGTATGGTATCCGATCACAAGCGGGATTCTGTATTTATGACCAAGTGGAAAACGGCGGCTTATCTTTTCCCAATCCTCAGACGCGAAAATAACCCTTGCGCTCTTATCGTCTACCATGCGCGGCACGATGACCATTTTACCGTAATTGTATTTGATGTACTGCAAAGGCGTTACGGCGTAATCTAGAGAGCTTTTCATAGTACCGATGATGTTTATACGGTAGTTCTTCGAAATCTTCTTTGCTTTCACCTTGTCTACGAAATCCTGCAAGATCGCAGGCGTTAGGGCGCTTAGGCGGTAATGGCCTATCATCGGCTTTATATGGTTGTTGATTTGCCCCCTGTAAGCTTCATACGTTTTCGGCTTCAAGTGAACCGCTACGAACTTTTCTAACCATATATCCAAGTAATCCGCATAGCTCATATCTGACGGCCTGATGACCTGATGCCCGTTATTGTACTCGTTCAATGCGGCAATGCCAGCGTTATAGGCTTCTTTTTCCGATGCGAAACCCGCTTTGCTCATTTGGCGGCGCTTGCCGTCAACGCTTGCCATTTCGAAACGGTATTCCCAATTGGGTTTTTTCGGTTTGCCGTTCTTATCCTCCTTGTTTTTGTTCCTGTTTCTAACTGATACTTTCGCCATTAATTCTCATTCCTTTTGTATAAAATGTAATTCACGTAATTGATGATTTCGCCCATTTCCTCGGGCGTGAAAATTTCCCTGCTGAAATTAGCATTCCAGCTTTGGGCGATTTTCGTTTTCTTGTTTTTCGTTCCCAAAAGGGAATCAACGCTAACCTTGCAATAATCGGCAACTTTAACGACCATATCAAGCGGCATCTTACGCAAACCGTTTTCATAGTTCACTATCGTTGTAGGGCTTACTTCTAGAAGTTCTGCTATTTCAGCTTGGGTGACGTTCTTTTTCTTGCGTAGGTTTTTTAGCCTACGACCAAAAAACTCGTAAAAATTATCATTTGACACATTTTTTCACCACCTTTAACCAGGTTTAACTTTATATTACTAGATTTGTTCACATATTGAAAGGTTTTTGTTGTATTAAGAATATATTACCACGTAGCGTTAATTTTTTGTTGCATTTTGCCAAAAACGGGATTACTCTAATCGTGTAGTTATTTTTTGGGAAAGTATGTGCGAAATGGAAGGGAAGAAAGTCATGTTTCCTGATCTAGCCGCTGAAATGGCTAGGCATGGAGACACGTTGGAAACCCTGGCATCATTGTTAGGCGTTTCCATACCTGCTGTTAGCAGACGGCTAAACGGTGTTGTTTCCTGGTCTATCCACGATATAGACGCTATTTGCCGCCATTACAACAAGAGCTATGAAGAACTATTTAAAGGAGCGTGAACCGTGTGGGCGAATTGTTGACCGTTAAGGAGGTTAGCGAGGTTCTTAAAACGAATGTTAGTTACGTTCACAAACTTAGAAAGGCGGGGCTTTTGCAGTTTATCAAGATTGGCTGTTAAAAGTGCAGGCGGGAAACGTTGAATGACTTTCTTTCCAAGTACGAGGGATACGATCTGACAGACCCAGAACACATTAAAGCGCTTGAAAGGGTTTGAAATGGATATGAACACGTTACCAGTTGCGGACTGGTTAAAATACAATGCAGGTTTGCAGAAGAAGAAAAACAGCTTGCGCAAGGCGCTAAAGGAAAAGGGCGTTCTAGCCAAGGGCGGCGAAAACAAGTTTGATCATTACAGCTACTTTTCAGAAGCGCAATACAAAGAGCTGTTTACCGAACTTTTCAGCGCTCACGGGCTGGAATTGAAATTTACCGAACTGGAATACAACACTTTTGAGGGTAGCGAAAAGCAAGCTAACGGGCGAATGCCCAGAATCGTTTTTACGCTTTTTGACATTGACACGGGTTTTTATGAGGAAACCGTTATCACGGGTGAGGGCATCGACAAGGGCGATAAGGCGGGTTACAAGGCTTACACAGGCGCTTTGAAATACTACCTTGCAAATACGTTTATGGTTGCCACGGGCGATGACCCGAATAGCGAAAGCCCTAACCAGAAGATGAACGCGAAGAACGAGCGCAAGGCAACGCCTAAGCAGGTTGCTATCTTGCTGCAAACCTATCAGGGCGATAACCTAACCACGCTTTTGCAGCGTAACAATATCGCTAGAATAGAAGATTTGCCGATGAGCAAGGCATCTGAGCTTATATCTAAATTGAAGGGGGTTAATTAAATGTCTGATATGGTGAAGATATCCAGGGAGTTTTACGACGTACTGCAAAATGAAGCGTTTGAAAACAAAATGCTTTATAACGCGATTTTCGATAATGCTAGTCTTACATGGAACGATGAAGGTTTGAAAGTATCCGATGATATAAACCCGATTCTAAAGGCGCTTTACCCCGATGAGTACGAAACGAAGCTAAGAAAGCTGAAACGCGAAAAGGAAGCAAAGGAGAAAGCAAATGGAGCTGATTAAAGTAGATGGCGGCACGGCATTGCTTGACCCGCAAATTAGCGCCAAGATTGCCGAATTCGAAAGGCAAGCAAAGCAGATCAAAGACCAAGAAGAAGAATTGAAGAATGCCATTTTAAAAGAAATGGAATCTAAGAACATTCTAAGCATTGAAACCGATGATCTTAAAATCACATACGTTGCGCCTAGTTACCGTGAAAAGTTCGATACAGGAAAATTCAAGGTAGACCATCCAGAAACATATGATAGCTATGTCAAGATTTCGCCCGTTAAATCTAGCGTGCGCGTGAAAGTGAGGGGTTCATGATTGAAACGTTATAAGGTTTCATCAATAGCGGCGGCAACAGGGCTTAGTTACAATACAATCGCGTCGTTTGCATGTAACAGGGGATGGAGCATTAAAGGGGGCTTAGACCTTATGCAGATTCTAGCGGTTCTAAACGGCAAGCGGCGCGAGAACAACGCGCAAGCAGACCCAGAGGAAATAGAGGAATTGCGCGAAATCCTGATGAAGATAGGCGCAATAGACGAAAGCGGAAACGATGGACTACACGAAGGAAATTAACGGGCGAACGCTCGAATTCTACGAAGCAGGCCATATATATTTAGTTGATGGCGTTATCGTTCCCAGCATAACGGAGGTATTGCAAAGCAGGTTCGGCGGCAAGTACGCGCATGTTTCCAAATCCGTATTACGTGCGGCGGCTGACAAGGGGACGGCGATACATGAAGCCATAGAGCGGTATTGCACGACGGGTGAAACGTCTGATTTTCCCGAAGTGCGAAATTTCGCATTCCTGCAAAGGCAATTTGGTTTCACGGTCAAGGAAAACGAAACGCCTGTTATATTGTTCATGGACGAAGAACCGATAGCGGCGGGGCGGCTTGATCTCGTTTTGGAAATGGGCGGCAAGGTTGGCGGCGCTGACATAAAGCGAACGGCACAGCTTGACAAGCAATATCTAGCCGCTCAATTGAACCTTTACCGCATCGCGTATAGGCAATGTTACGGCGTTGAATGGGAATTCTTGCGGGGCGTTCACTTGCGGGATTTGGTGCGGCGTTTCGTGGAGATTCCCGTTAACGAGGATATGGCATGGCAGCTAGTACATGATTACTTGAAGGGTGGAAAGCATGAATACTGTTAATCTTATAGGGCGCTTGACTAAAGAAGTAGAGGAAAGGCGAACGCCAAGCGGCGCGGCGGTTGCATACATCACGCTTGCCGTCGATAGGCGAAAGAAAGATTCGGGCGCTGATTTCATCAGATGCACGGCTTTTAACAAAACGGCTGAATTGCTCAGTCAATATGTGAGCAAGGGTGATAGAATCGGCATCGTTGGACACATCAAAACGGGTTCTTATGAAAAGAACGGGCAGCGGTTCTATACAACGGACGTGATCATTGATTCGCTTGATTTCCTGGAACCGCGCAAGCAAGGCCAAAACCAGACGCAAGGTAACTATACGCCTGCAAGCGTCTATGATGATGATATCCCGTACTAATGAGCGAGTTCGAGCTATTCCAAGAGCTGCAAGCCAAAATAGCCCAATTGGATAAAAGCGTTAGAATGTTAAGGCAAACGGGCAGCGAATACGCGCAAGCGGAAAGGGATTACAAAATCTTGTTGCGTACCGAATGCCTGAAATTGCGCGATGACGGTATGGCTATAGGCATGATCGACAAGACTTGTTACGGAATTCCCAGCGTAGCGGAAGCGCGTTTTAAAAGGGATTGCGCGAAAGCCGTTTACCAGGCAAATCTAGAAGCTATTAACTCTATCAAGCTGCAAATTAGGATACTTAACGAGCAGATTTCCCGCGAATGGGGGCAATCATGAGCAGGTCGTTAATTAGCGATGAGCGCCAATGTTACGTTTGCGGTACTACGTTAAACTTACATAGGCATCATATCTACCCTGGAAACGGTAGGCGGGAAGTATCGGAGAAATACGGCTGTTGGGTGTACCTATGCGCAAGGCATCACAACATGAGCAATGCAGGCGTTCATTTCGACAAGAAACTAAACGATCATTTGCGGCGTTTGTGTCAAAAGCGATGGGAAAAGGCTTATGGGACAAGAAAAGAATTCGTTCAGCATTTCGGACGTAATTATTTGTGATGAGCTAGACGATTGGTTAACCCGAAACAACAGGGTTTGCGATTACCTTTACGATAACGGGCTTTGCAAGTGGGAATGTTACGGCATCGGCTATTGTGGGCAATGCTTGGAGCTTGCAAACGAGCTGAAAAAAAGCATCGAGCGTTTGAAGGGGCTAGAGCTATGAACCAATGCGAACTAGTGAAAATGTACATGGAGCGTTGCGGCTCAATTTCAACCAATACGGCTTTTAAGGAATTGGGCGTTACCAGGTTGGCTAGCAGGATTCATGATCTAAGGGCTGACGGTGTGAAGATAGGCCAGAAAACGCAAACAAGGAAAAATCGTTTCGGTCATTCTTGCACGTACAGCGTTTATTGGCTTGAAAAGTAGTAGAATACTAGACGCGCAAGGCGTGCGGGAGTTTCCTTTTACTGTTTCCTTTCGCCCGTGCGCTTTGCGTGTAGCCAGGTGTGCAGACCTGGAACAATGCTATACTTGCAAACATAAAATGCCTTTCGGTTAGCTGCACCTAATCGGACGGCATTTTGTTTTAGGCGGTGTAAAAATGGATGTGAAAGAGAATTCGTATATAGGCATTCAAGCATTCATGGTTAACGATCTTCACTTATCGGGCAACGAGCTAATAATCTTTGCCGTTATTTTCGGGTTTTCCCAAGATGGCGAATCGTGGTTTCGTGGTTCGCGTGGTTATCTTTCTACATGGTGCCAAGCATCTAAAACGACCGTTTCAAACAACCTAGCCAAGTTGTGCGAGAAAGGCTTGATAGAAAAACGCACGCGAATTGAAAGCGGCGTTACGTTCAATGATTACAGGGTGTGCAAAAAATTTATAGGGGGTGTACAAGAATCTTGTAGGGGGGGTGTACAAGAAATTGTAACCCATAATATAGATACAGAAACTAAAGCGGAAACAATAGAAACAAGGGGTATGAGCGTAAATGCGCAAATTATCGAGTTCACGCAAGATGAAACGCTCAGGGCATCGTTAAACGACTTTATACGCGCTAGAAAGCAAAGCGGAAAGCCCGTTTCTAACGAGGGCATGAAGCGCCTTTTAAACAGCTTGAAAAGCCTTTCTGATGATACGGCAACGCAAACGGCGATTGTTGAGCAATCAATCATGAACGGTTGGCGCGGATTCTTCGAACTCAAAAACGGCGGCAAGGTGAAGCCCGTACACGAACAAGATCATTCGCTAGATGACATATTCCATGCAGTAAGCAGGGGGTAGAGACAATGAACCTGGAAAGGGTTATAGACGGTATAGAACAGGCATCGCAAATCAAGCATGAACCAGGGGACTACTACGAAAACGGCCTATAACCCTTTCCAGGTTCATTG